TACTACAAGTTGATTTTGTATTGTTTGACCTGACATAGAAGGTAAAGTATATCCTTGAGATGTAGCATAATTCAGTATTGCTTGATATGAACTATCAAAAACTATCCCCGAAGGAGTTGGTGTGACCGTTGGTGTATTGGTCAATGTAGGGGTTGGTGTAATTGTAACGGTAGGGGTAGGAGTTGGTGATAATGAAGGTGCGGGAGTTGATTTGAATACATTAATAGGTTGATTTAGTATGGGTCTCCACACATTTCCTTTATCTATTTTTTCTCCCAAAGGTTTCAACAATTCCTCTATGGATTGTTCCTTTTTAGGATAAACTGGTATTCCAAAACCAGGTCTATAATATCTTCCGTTCCATTTCATTTTTTTATATCTCCAAGGCTTTAAAAAGGGGATGGTTTCCCATCCCCCTTATTATTAATATTACTCAATATTCACGGTAATTCCACTCATAACTGCTCCCAATGTAGTAGTCACGATGATTTCCTGTGATGCGTTTGGTTCCCCACCTACCATTGTAAGTGCGGATAAACCGTTCAAATCTGCGTAAGCAGTTCCCGTTTGGATCGCTCCTGCGCTTACCAATCCACCATTCTCAAAAGCGAAACTCCAATAACGATCATTGTTATCTAAAACGATAGCAAATATATTATTTTGAGCCACCAAATTTTGGAAAATGTTTCTCAAATCTTGGGTAAGCTTAGGTAGGTTGATGGTAAGGGTTGGTTCAAAAACTACAGATTGTGCTGTAGTATTGACAGTAATCGCTTCGGAGAATGAAGACGATTGCTTTACCAATTCAAATTTATAGAAGACACCCGATCCTGAGATTGATGTGATAGCTTGATCCACATTTTCTGACCATCCTGAAATGGTATTACCCGAATTTCCGAGTATCCAAATTGCCTTTAAACCACCGGTTGAAGCATTTCTACACATTTTGTTATCGGTAGGGCTCTTTATCCTTACCTTCACAGCCTTCATTTTATACGCTGTGTTCAGACTATATCATCACCATTTTACTGGTGTCGGGCGCTCGTGTCAGGATTATCGTATGAGATACTCACCTGTTAGTCGTTGAACCTTCTTCCTACTTTAATTCTCTTCGGAAGCTTGGCTGCTGATTGTCTCCGTAGAGAGTTTCCAGCAATTCACCCAATTTTAGTTGGACTATAGAAAAGTCAATCCAACGAATATCCTTCTGTTATATAACAACTCATTTTTTTTCTTTTTATTAATTAAGTTTATTATGCTGCAGAAACAAATGATGCTACATCAAATACACCAACACCATAAGTAGCGTGAAGGTTGATTTTAACGATATCAGCAAATGGATCGTACATTGATCTTACAGTCATCATTTCTTGGTTCATACCAATCATAATGTAACCAGCAGCTCCAGCGATAACTCTTGATTGTCCGTTAAGACCCTGTGAAGGGATAACTCTAACATTAGTTCCTGGAAGCATAACTGACCACTCTTGACCTTGAGCCGCAGATGCTGAATCAAATGTGAATAAATTCACAAAAGATGAATTTCTCATTGAAGCAACAAGTGCTCTGTAATCTGAGTAAGAACAGTAGATTACCAAGTCGTCTCTGTGTAGTACATTTTCTGGAATAGCTTGGTAGTATCTTGTGAATACATCAAGACCATTAGTTGCTGTAGCCGCAGTGTAAGCGATTGAGGTAGCTCCATTACCTGATGTAACCAATGACAATACACCATCAAAACATTGTGAGTTGTATTGTGTAGCACCAGTTGCTGTGGTGTTTCTCCACAATTGGATTTCGATCTCATTAGACACTCTGTTGGTGATATCCTGAAGGATAACCTCTTCAAATGGAACTGTCTCATGGAAGTTCGCATTAGATAAGTACTGACTCAAATAAGTGTCATACAAATCATAAGGACAAAGTTGTTGGTTTAGTTTTTTGTTACACAAGTCAATTGTTACCAAATTTTGTGTTGTATCACCCGTTGGATCAAAACCACAAGAAAGGTCTTGTAATACGATATCGTTGGTCACAAAACCTACTTTCTCAGTAGTACCTTTTAGGTTAGGTCTAACTGAAGAATATTTTGGAAGTGTAAGTCCCAAGAATGCTTTGATCAACATATCGTCACCGTAACTATTATATTCTGGCAAATTTGTCAGATCATAGTTGAAGTTCATTTTAGTTGTTTTTTCGTTTTTCATTTTTTCTAAAACTTTTATTTATTTTATTCCTCTTGAGGTCTTCAAAAGTTCCAATTTAGCATCCAAAATTTCAGATGTACCTGTGTTGAATTTCTTCAATACTGGCTCTCTGTCTGGTGCCTTCTTGAACTCTTGGAAGTCCTTTTTAAGTGAGTGGAATTGCTCACTAAATTTATTCATCTCTGTGATCATAGTGACCATTTCAGCCATAGCTTCTTTCATTTTTTTCATCTCTGATTTGAAATCTTCTAATGACCCTTCACCTGACTCGTCAGGGTATTTTACTCCTGTGATGATACCTTGTCCGTTTGCGACGATAGTGATGCCCGATTGTGTGGTATGTTCTCCCTCAGGAGCCGTTACCTTTTCACCTTCTTGAGTGATAACATACAATTGCTGACCTACTTCAAATTGACCTTCTTCATCGGTTTCAACTTTAGTTCCATCTACAAGTGTCGCACTTGACATCATATCCTCCCTTTCGTCTTGGATATCTTCCACAGCTTCTTCAACTCTTTCTGCGTCTTTGGTTTCAATTCTGACAATCCTTCCACCTTCATCAACAGAAACCAAAAGACCTTCACGAGTTTCGTGAGTACCAAATGGTGCTGGTGACATTGTGGAATCCCCCATAACAAATAATTCATCACCGACCTCAAATTCCTTATCACTATTGTTAGTGATTTCGGTAGTTCCGTCGATAAGTTTTGTTGATGCGAATGATTCTGCTTTGAATTTCAAACCCAATAGATCTACAATTTTGTTGATTGCTTCTGTTGCGTTCATAATTATTTTATTTTTTTTAGGATGTTTATAATCTCTGATAATAAATATTCATCTTTTTCTTCACGAGAAAAGTTCAGAATAAAATTACCTTCTACGGAAGCCCCTTTGACTTTCCCTTTTTTTACATAATTTTCCCATACATCATCTGCTTGTGGTGTATCAAGAAATTTGTAAGCCGCCATCCAAGTACCACTTGGGATTTGTTGTTTTGTAAATCCTAAAGAATATGCCTTATCACTATTACCATTGACTATCCAAGATTCAACCATAACGATATCTTTGAACTTAACATCTGAGTGCTCGTAATTGGTTTCACGAAGCCTCTGTTCAATCATAAACTTTTGTTGGATTTTCTCAATCACTTCTGGTTTGAACTTGACATAGTATCTCTCACCTGTAATATCATCCATTCTTGGTATCAAAATGTTTGGGATCATAAGTGGTGTATATATCATTCTTTTTTCATCTATTGCCTTAAAGACCTGTTCTTGTTTTTCAGCTTGTTTTGCCGAATAAGAACACGCTTGGAACTTTCTTGTTCCCATAAAATCCACCTCTTCGGTAACACCTCCACAATTCAAGAAATACGATGCGTCTTGAGCATCTACCATATCGTCAAATACTGGTAATCCTTGAATATATCCAACAGGGATTAGTTCAGGGTCATCCCAATATTCTCCCATTTTCTCAGCAGCAAATGCTCCTTCTCTATCACCTTTTACAGTTCTTGCCTTTGGATTGACATTACCACCCATTCCTGGTAGGGGGGATACCATAGCAGCATCTCTGGTCATCTTTGGAATATCATTAGATAATGTTTCTTGATATCCTTCATCAGGATTTCCCGATGAGAATATAAGTTGAATCCAAATATGACGACAATTAGCCCCACCTTTCCATTGGAAAATATCAGGGTCAGTACCTTTTGGTCTTGGTATAATTTTTCTTGATGTAGAATCCTGAGCGAAGATCTGAGCATTTAGTTCCAAGATATCTTCATAACGGAATACAAACTGACGACCACCCAACATTCTTTTACAGAAATCACGAGATGTCTTTATAAGTTTAGCACCCATACCAGGTCCAACAGCATAAATAAATCTTACCTTATTTCCACCAGGGGTGTCAAGTGCTGAAAAACCATTTGGATTTGATTTTATTACATAGAACTCTTCTTTGGTAATTTTACTAAATGATTCTTTAGCCATTTGATTCAAAGCCTCAATGTTCTGAACTGGTCCGATACTCTCAATCTTCCATCCCTTAGCAATCAGGTCCTCCAATTCTACACCCATATCTTCCTCTACCATAGGGTGAGTTTCACAAGCCATATAAACCTCGTTTCCATCTTCATCAGTATGTGAGTGGTGTCCTGTACATCCCATTTCCCTTTGCCCATAATCTTCTGCTTCTTCAGGGGTTCTAAAGATCGGTTGTCCGTCAATATATCCAACCAATTCAAACTTTTCTTCTTGTGAATATTTTGGATGATCTTTTGGTAGTAAATCGTTATCTGTAACATATTTTTTGTTCTCAGGTCTTCCTTCTTTTACGATGTATAAGAACGCATTTACTCTTGCCAGAGCCCACTGCTCGGCTGATGATACATTTGGTGAATGAGATGTATTATAAGCTCCCAAACCTCTTTGATATACTGATTTCAACATACCTATATTTACACCATACCCCAACTTTTCTTTGTATCTTTCGTTGAAATCATCTGATTTTTCTTTGAGTATTTTTTCTACTCTTTCACTTACATCAGCTCCACGAGTTGATGAAGCGTCACCCTTAGCGGTTCCTTCACCTTGTGGATCAGGATTTGGTGTATCACTCTTTGGTGCTTTTTTACTTTCTCTAATTCCACCTCTTTCACCCGCTTCGGCATATTCTCCACATCCACAATCATCAAATAATGTTGGGGGTAGGATTGGTTCTACCAACATCGCATTGGTTGCTCCACTTTCAGGATAAGATGCGTAAGGTGGTAATCCACCAGTGTCGTAATCGAAACTAACTGCGATATTACCCAATAATCCCCTTACATAATAATCGTCATCATAGTGACGAGGTAATCCCATCTTCTGTACCAAATCAACTTTTTCTTCACGAGTGGTGTAAGAGTTGATATTAGATACTGGTATCCTGTATTTGTTTGTAAAATCTATCAGGTCTTGTTTTGCTAATCCCTGAACAAAGATAACAGGACGAGAACCTCTTCTCATCTCATTTTCAAATAATCTAACACCATAATCTGTTTTTAGAACTCTCCAATCAAACCCAACATTTGGAAGGGATTGAAAGTCATCACGATCATAATAAGAATTACAGACAGCATATCTCTGACTTTGATCAGGATATTCATCAACCATTTGGTTCTCACCCATACAACGACCCAAGAACTCATCTTTGGTTTCTCCTGCTTGGGGATAAACAAAATTCTGTTTAGATTTTAGGATTGTATCAACCCACTGAAGTGCTTCTTCACCACCCCAAAGGTCATAAGCAATCGTTCCCTTATCATCATAGTTTCCCGTGTAATAGGTCTTGGCTCTTTCCAAGAATGATTTCATTCTCTTTACAGTCTCTAATGAAATCTCATCTCTTTTACACAATTGCTGTGCTCTTATTTTTCCTACCTGAGTTCCCGCAGGATTACCTCTTTCTTCATTCTCACGGATTGCTCTACAAGCTGTGGCTGAAACATATTCAGGAGCCTTGAAAAATCTCTGTTTAGAAAAATAGATTAGTTCTTGTTCAATGGCTGGCATCTCTACCCAAGCTACTTCCCATACACCTGTTTCACCCGTGATTTCGGGGTCTATGTCTAATTCAATTACCTTTAACATTTCTATAAATATTCTGTCTTAAATCTGCGATAATTGTTCTAATCTACGGGTTACACCTTGTTTGGATGTAATGTCCTGTTCGACAACATACGCTCTGATGGGTTCTGATCTTTGTTTTGCTATTGCTTCAACAATTCTTGAGTCATCAAAATTATTTGATACAAGGGGTCTTCCACCACCAAGTTGATTTACGGATGATAATAATGATCCATATCTCACTGCGGATTGACGGTTTATTACCGCTTCTCCACCTTCTAATTCTATTCCACCACCTTGAAACTTTACACCACCATATTCGTGTGATGGACCAACTACCAATCCACCCTGACCTTTTATGATTCCACCTCTTTGTAGGGATTGTATTTGTGATAATTGAGATCCGATAAGTGCTGTCTGAGCCACACCAATACCAGCAATAATACCAGCAGCAATTTGTCCAATTACAGGTCCTGCGGTAAATGCTCTTGTGATTGATTCTGCCACATTGGCTATGGACTGAGCAAGTGATATTCTAAGTGCCGTTACAGCCGATTGTTTTTCAAGTTGTTTTTTCTTTTCGTTGTAGATCTGTTCTTGTTCCAATCTCAATTGTACTGCTTCTTCACTATCTCCAACAATTTGTTTTTGGATCTCCTTTGAGTTTTTAGCAAGTAGGTCTAATTGAAAAGCATAGTATTGACTTGTTGTCTGTGCTAAAGAATTTAAGACAGATTGGAATGCTTGAATACCTTTTTGTATATCACTTATAGTTTTTTGATTCGCTGTTAATTCTTTGGTCTGTCTGTTTTTTAGATACTCCTCTAATAACCTAAGTTTTTCAGAATATTCTGCTTTTGTTATGTCAATACCAGCCTTGGATAATTCCGTTTCAAAATCAGTAATCAATTCACCCAATCCTTCAACATTTTTGTAGAATACTGATGGGACATTTTTCAGGGTATTTTGTACTAACTCAAGTTGTTTTCCCGTATTTTGAATGAAATCTAAAGGTATTTCAATTTGTTTAGCAATCTCTTCCCTATTCTCAGAAATGAAACCTGTAATTAGTTTTCCTGATGAAACCAAATCACTTTGTGTCTTCAATAATTTTTCAAATTCCAACCTAATAGAACTAATAGACTGTTCATAACTTATAACTTGTTTTTGATTCTCAACAAGTTGATCAAAATAAACTGTACCAGTTTTGGTTAATTCATCAACCTCTGTCTTGTAGTTTTTATCACTTTTAGATAGTGTGACATTGCCGGCAACATAATCTTGAACATACTTCTTACGAAGTGTATCAAATTCTTTGTTGGCGTTCATCAGTTCATCAAAGGAAAAAGCAACCCCTTCAGATATATCAACCTGAGCTTTTACTATTTGACCGAAAGCTTTGGGTACTTCTTGATTGATTCTAATAAAACCTTGAGTAACTAATTTTTGATTGGTCTCTAATTTGGTTTGTTCATTTTGTATTTTTTTATAAACATCACTACCCAAGAATTTCTCATATAGTGCTTGTTCCTTTTGTAATAATTCAATTCTTTTTTCTGTTGCTTTAGGATCTCGTGGGTCATTATCCACAATAGCCATCATCACTCTTTCCCATTGCTCCAATGATGATATTTGAGAATCACTTAATGATTGAACACTTGTCTTATATTCTTCAGTTACAATACCCAATGATTCCAAAATTTGTAAATCTTCTTTGGATAAACTTACATTGAGTTTTCTTGCTTTTTGAATCATAGTTTCTACTTCAACCGCTTTATCAGCTTGAGTCTGTAGATTCTTAATTCTATTTTCTATGTCAAATGCTATATCCAACTCACCAAATTCTTGACCCTGAGAATATCTCAAAAGTTCAGCACGAGCAAGTTCCTGTTCCTTGATGATTTGTTCTTTTTTCAGAGCAATTTGTGCCTCTAATCTTTGCTTTGCTTCCTCATCTCTTTTCTTTTTATTTTCAGAATTCTTTTTCTCTTGTTCATCGTTTCTTCTCTCTTGAGCGGCGTTGTCTAATAAAAGAACTTTTTTTGATTCAAGAATAATATTGAGTTGTTCATTGATTTGTTTCTGACTCGCACCTTGTTGTGTCAATACCAAAAGTTGGGTTCTTGCTTGTGCTAAATCCCTTTCAGCATTTGCTCGTTTCACCCTTGAAATTTCCTCTTCAGTGGCTCCCTGTTCTCTCAACAATTGTATTTGAAACTCTCTGATTTCTTTAGTTTTCTCTAATTGTTGTTGGTATTTTTTTTCAGCCGCAGCAGCATCGTCCGTATCGTCCGCTAATAAGGTATATGCCGATGCTAATAAACCAACAAGAGCGATTATCGCAGTGAATGGGTTAGCTAACATAACCGCAAAGAGTGCTCGTGTAGCAGCTATCAAACCACCTGTGGCTGCTGTTTGAGCAATTGTAACTGCGGTATTTGCGACCTTAGCAAGAGCATTTTTATTTTGAGCGATGGTCTGTGCGGCAATTGATATTGTTAATAAATTTTGTACTACGGCCGATGCTTTACCCGCAGAGTCACTTTCAACACCGAATGCTTGTAGTGCCGCCTGAGCCCCTACAAATACAGAAGTAATTGATGAACCAACCTCAATAAAATCTTTTAGTTCCCTTCCTACTTTTGTTTGATTGGCATCCTCTCTAAATTCTTGTAATTGAACCCTTGCTTTTTGTATATCCTTATCTAATTGTTGATAAGACATACTACCCTCATCTCCAATGAGTAATAATCTGTTTTGAGCTTCTTTGATCGCTTTTGCGAACTCTCTGACGGATGTGACAGCCTTATCAACACCCCCTAATGTAATAACTAATGGTATATTTTCTTGTGCCATCTTAGCAATCTGATTCTAATATTCTACCATAAATATCTATTACGACAAAGGTATCTGTTGATGTGGTCTGACGAAGGTATGTACCCATTGGAACAAGAACTAATTGAGTACCCGTATCATAATACACTTTTCTAAAATTCTGTAATGTTCCCGAACCAAATGTAAAAACACTTTGAATTGGGGCAGTTCCGTTACAAACCTCATCTTTATCGAAGGATGTGTAACAGTTAGTTACAAACACCGGCTCAAATGGTGGATAGGCAGTATTACCTGATAGAGCATACACGGGTGCTGGTGGGATAATTTTGTAATATGGGAGACGATCTTTGATAAGTTGGACTGGTGTTACCTTCCAATTTACAAGGTCCGCAGAATCAATCTTTTCAATTGTGAAGGATGCGTCTTTTATAAAGATTTTATCCTTTAGTGATAACTCAGCATAATCAACTGGTTTTAGAAATACCCCACACGATAATCTACGGGTCTCAGGTGAATAGATATTTTCAATATAATCTCTCCACCATAAATTATACAAAGTATATTGGGTAAATTGTGTAGGTTGAGTATTACTATTACCAAAGAAATCAAATGTCCCCTGAAAGTTCAGATCTGAAATAAGATCGGGGAGTTGAATATCTAAATTCGTCAGGTGACTAACACAGGGGTATGTACTTTGTTGGACAGGGGTTGCCCCTGATGTAAGATACCAAAAACCTGGTTGTGTTTTTAGATTGTCTTTATAAGCATATCTATTTCCATTCCAAAAGAATAAATGTGGTGGAGTTTGATATGGTACCTCTAATCCATTATTGAGATAGTATAATTTGGGGATAATAAAGTTAGGTGCGTTGGTTAGTCCTGATGTTGGAACACTGGCGAAACCTGTTGTATATTCTTGGTCACCAGTAAAGACATTATCATTGGTGATAAATTTATATCTACCAAAAACGAAATTATTTGCTTGGTAGAAATCTAAGTTTAGAATATCTTCTTGTGGTTTTTCATTTGTCCATACCACTTGTTTAGCCAAATCAAATGATAAGGGTTCTACTCTTAAATCTGTGTTTAGATCAACCTTACTTGTCCAATCTCTCTGTACTCTATCCGCATCATTATAGAACCAATTATATGGTTCAAATCTAATTTGTTTTTCTACCTCATCTTGAATCACCACCAAATTGAAATGGGTGATTAGAGATTTAAGAAAATCAAATGAATTGAAATTTTGTATTCCCAATCTAACATCCACAAGGTTCTGTCCTGATAATTCTGGTGAGGTGTATAGTTCCCATCTTGGGTTTGCTTCGACAACTCCACCAAAATTGTAACCTGTAAGTTTTACTTGAGTTCCAAAATTTGATGAAGGATCAAGTAGGATAAATATCTTTACAAATTCACCAGTTTGACAAGAAGCGCTGAAATAAAAGTCAGCCTCCTTTTGACCTCCTAATCCATCACAAAGGAGTTGTGGTGATGTGAAGAACGAACCTGTATTGATATTAGCAAGTGATGTATTTTTATTTGCTATAATGTAAAAAATACTATTACCCAAAATAAAATTAGGGTTTGAATAATTGAACCTTAGATTGAAAAAATAATCACCAGCA